TAGATACGATGTATAGAATCGTTAATTGTCAAGTGATTTTTTGCTATCACTTTTGACTGATCCATAACTGAATTCGAGTCGCCGCTGTAGGAAAACGCCAACAGACCCGCCACGCCAGCGGCTATGGCCTTTCCCAAGATCTCACGCAGCACGCTTTCCCGGCGTGTCCCTTTTGCGCTTTCGATCACCGCCGCAATTGCAGCCTCCCTCGCATCGTCTCCAGCAATATCTGCCAGCTCCGCAGCTGTAGCTGGTGATATTGGCCGCTTGCCTGCTCGCATCAGGTACACGTTTTGACGCGGTATCCCCATTTTTTCCGCTAGTGCGGAATCACCTCCACACACTTTGGAGGCCTTGTCAATCAGTGGTTGTACGGATTCCATGAATCACTCCTGATTACAAATACTCCGGCCTGTAATCAATCGTGATTACATGAAAACCGGAGTAATCAAACATGATCCAAGTATCGGTGACGTCGACCGAAGTGCGCAACCAACGCGGCACAGCCAAGGCTAGCGGTAAGGCCTATGACCTGAACTTCCAAACCGTCTGGTTTCACACCCACGACCGCCAAGGCAACAAAAACCCCTATCCCGAAAAGTCCGAAGTCATCCTCGAAAAGAACGAACAGGGCCAAGCGCTGTTCTGGCCTGTCGGTGAATACACCTTGGCCCCTTCCTCGGTGTACGTGGACCGCTCGGGCAATCTCGCAATCGCCCCGCGCCTCGTTCCCTTGAAGCCCAAAGCCGCTGCGGCCTGAGCATCATGCAACATGCCATGCACGCGGCCCGCTTGGTCGCTGCTCAATCGGCATTGCTCGCACTGCTTACCGAACAGCAGGACGAGACACCGGAACTTCAAATCACCGGTGTGACAGTCACGTTTGAGCGTGAATTTGTCGGCGCTTCCCTCGGCGTCACTTACACCAATGAAGCAGGGCACCCGGTAGCAGGGGAGGGCCTGTGAAAGTCCAAACCGGCCACATCCTGGCGACTGAATACCGCCTCTGGGCCTCCGAAGGCTTGACCCTGTGGGGTCCCCTTCGGTGCAAGCTTTTCACCAGCGTTCAAGCCTTTGACGGCTACATCCAGGCCCTGCGCCTGAATGGCTATCTGGTGACCTTCTCCAACCCCTTTTGCGCCACCGTCGCGCGCCCCTTGGTGTGATGGTTCCCGCAGCTACCAGCCCACGCATGGAACACGCCGCCCGCGTGGCCCATGCTCGTTCCTGCGCTCGTTTTGAGCAACGGCGCGTCGATCAGGAAAGCCGCGCAGCGGCTGGGCTTGTCTCAGTATCAACAACTTGCAAGAGTGGTTCTGTAGTTGTTGATTGGGCTGAAAACTGCATCACCATTGACCCCAAGGCATCCCGCGTAACCCGGCTCCGTAAGGGCCTCGGTATTGCTGCGAAGCAGCTTCACAACCAGGGCGAAAAAAACCAAACGATCTGGATGCAGACACTGACCTACAAGGGCGACAACCGCCAGTGGAGGCCAGAGCACATCAGTCGTTACCTCGATGCCCTCCGCAAGTGGCACTACGCCCGCACAGGCTCTAAGTCCGTGCGCTATGCGTGGGTCGCTGAGCTTCAGCAGCGTGGCGTCATCCATTACCACGTCATCTTGTGGCTCGGCGGTGGATTGACCCCGCCCAAGCCCGATCAGCCCTGGCACAGCAAAGACCGCAAGGGCATCAAGCAATGGCACCCCCCCATGTGGGCGCATGGCATGTCCAACCGCCTGCGTTCCACAGCCCCCGTCGCGTATCTCATGAAGTACGCCAGCAAGATCGAATCAAAGAACGTCGGCACCTTCCCGCACGGTGCCCGAATCCATGGGGCAGGCGGGTTAGACCCTTCTGGCCGTTCTATCCGCCGTTGGGTGCTTTGGCCAGCCTATGTTCAGGGCAATGCCTCTGTCGCTGACCACTTCAAGCCAGCCAGGGGAGGCGGCTACATCAACGAATCGACCGGGGAAGTTCTCTTGCCCGAGTTCGCCCCAACTGGCGGAGGCTTCACCAGCTTTATTCGCATCAGAACTACGCCCCGGCGCATAGACCCGTCCGGCCCTTTTTCTTGGCTTCCATCTTCTACACAGGTGCATTGATATGGAACTCGATCTTTCTCTGTTTGCCCAGCGCATCGCCATGATCGCCATCCTCGGCGGCTTCGTCGGCGGTGTGCTGGCCATCCTCGCGCATGGCGCAGTAGTCGCCATCTCTGACCGCCTCCGCGCTCGTGCCCGAACGCTTCAAAACGTCGCCCAGGCACGCATTCGCCAGCAGGCAATTCTGCGGGCCATGCCACGTGGCTGACCCAACAGTCATCGACTGCCCCAGTGCCTGCACGGTCACTGTGGTGCACGAATTAAGCCTCCCGCCTCTGCAGCTCACAGCAGAGGAAGGAGCAGCCATCGCGGGCGCCGTCCTCGCGATCTGGGCCGTTGGCTATGCCTTCCGCATGGCTATACGCGCCTTGAACATCGACGGCAATTCATCCACTCAATCTGAGGAAAACTGAAATGACTCAAGCAATCAAGCGCGGCCTCGTTGCCGCTGGTGTCCTGACCGTTGTTGGCTCTGCCAATGCTGCCGCAATCGACGTTGCAGCCGTGACCACTGACATTGCAGCCCAGGCTGCACCCGTTGCCGCCATCGGTGCCGCAGTGCTGCTGCTGTACGTTGGCATCAAGGCCTTCAAGTGGGTGCGTAAGGCTCTGTCCTAAGCCACGCCTCAAGCGCTCCCTGACCGGCCGGCAGGGGCCTTGCAAAAGCTCACGCGGTGGGCTTCTCCAAGGTGCAAACACATGGGCCTTTTCGTCATCATTGCCATCCTCGGTGCAGCATGGTTCATCTTTACCGCCTGATACTCGCCTTTCTTCTGGCTGTCGTTTCTTTGCAGGCTTCGGCAGCCATTGCCCCTGTCGTCCAGTACCGGGACATTCTCAACCGCGTGGACACGGTAGCTGGCACCGTCGCATGGTGGCAGGCTTACGACCCGAACTTTGCTTGTGTGTCCCCCTACACACCTAAGCCCGCTACATGGGAAGCTCGTAACGTTACTCCCCAAAAGTTTGATCTGTACAAGGTCGGTTCAAAGTGCGACGGCAGCGGGACCTATAACGAGTTGAAAATGAGCCCTACGGCTTCGGGCTCTGCTTGTCCGCTCGGCTCCGCTCTCTCTGGTGGTTCGTGCCAGTGCCTTTCGCCGCTTGTTGAGATCGGCGGCCAATGCAAATTGCCGTCCTGTCCTGTTGGCCAGCACGAGGAGGGCGGTGCCTGTGTGCCTGATGCCTGCAAGCCTAACGAAACCCGCGTCAATGGCGTCTGCGTTCCTGAGCCTCCCTGCCCAACTGGGCAGACCCGAGTCAATGGCAAGTGTGTGCCCATGAAGTGTCCCACGCAGGGCACGGTGTCGGACCAGTGGTACGAACTCACATCCCCTGGCACCAGTGCGACCTGTCTTTTTAACAGCCAGGACAACACCTACTGCACGATGACGGTGAAGCCGTCTGTTATTGCCTCCAGCGGTGGCACCACTACGTACATGGGCGGCTATGGCGTCTACACGGGCGGCACCTGTGGCCCTTCTGAACCCGGCAAACCCACTCCTGTAGACCCTGACAAGCCGCAAGGCGACCCCGACAAGGGCACCAAGCCGCCCGGTCCAAATGACCCCAAGCCCGATACAAAGCCCGGTGGTCAGCCCGGTGGCCCCGGCAACAATCCAACGCCTCCAAACCCTGACGGCTCTTGCCCATCCGGCACATACAAATCCGGCTCCAACTGCTACCAAAAAGACCCGCCAAAGCTGCCACCCGATAACGATGGCAAGTGCCCTGCTGGGTACATCAAAGCCGGGGTCGATTGCGTCGCTCTGATGCCAAAGCCAAACGATGCGGACGGCGATGGTAAGGACGACGACGAACAGGACAAAGACAAGAGTTCGTTTGGTGGCCAGTGCGAGGCGGTCACCTGCGACGGTGATGCGATTCAGTGCGCCATCGTTCGCGATCAGTACAAGCGCGCTTGTGAACTGATGGAAAAGGAAAGCGCTGAATCACAGCTTTACGCCACCAACAAGGGCAAGGACGGTAACCAGACTGGTGAGCTTCCCGGCAACGAAACCATCAGCCTTTCGGGCCGCATTGACACAAGCGATGCACTCGGCGGTGGCTCCTGCTTCGGGGATTTGAATATCACCGTGTGGCGTGAGCCTGTCACGTTGCCGTTATCCAGCCTTTGCCAATACCTCGCCATGCTTGGGAACATCCTTGTCGCTGTCTCCTTGCTCATGGCCGCTCGCATCGTCACAAGGGGGTAATCCATGCCAATGTTCGTCGCTGCCATTGGCGGCATGTTGATCAACCTCGTAGGCACGCTGGCCGGTCGTATCCTGATTGCCCTTGGCATCGGTGTAGTGACGTATACCGGCGTGTCCACATCGTTGGACTGGTTGAAATCCGGTGCAGTCGCTGCACTCGGTGGCCTGCCTGCCGACATGCTCTCCTTGATCGCGTTCATGAAGGTCGGCGTCTGCATCAGCATCATCACCAGCGCCATCGCGGCCCGGGCCATCATCAATGGCATCAGCGGCGACAGCTTCAAGAAGTGGGTCCTGAAATGATCTATCTGACCACGGGCGCGAACGGCGCAGGCAAAACGCTGCTCACCCTCAAGGACGTGCGCGCCCAGCAGCTCAAAGAAAACCGCCCTGTCTACTATCACGGCTTCGAAATGGACGAGGCCAAGGCAGCGGAATTCGGCTGGCAGAAGTTTGACCCCAAGGATTGGCAAAGCCTGCCCGATGGGTCCATCTGCATCATGGACGAGTGTCAGAACGAGTTCCCATTGCGGCGCTCTGGCTCTGATGTTCCCGACTACATCCAAGCCATTGCGCAGTTCAGGCGCAAGCGCGGTTTCGACTTCTGGATGATCTGCCCGCACCCGTCGTTGATTGACGTTTTCGTACGGCGACTGATCGACAAGCCCTCATGGCACCGCCACCTAAAACGCGCCTTCGGTGCCGATGTAGTCAGCGTCCTGCGCTTCTCCGCGCCAGACATGAAATGCGAAGAACCCGGCGCAGGCGCGCGCGGCGAAGTGTCGATGGTGCCCTATCCCAAGGAGGTCTATAGCTGGTATCGCTCGGCCAGCCTTCACACCGGGAAAAAGAAAATCCCGCGCGCCGTGTTCGTGCTGGCTGCCTGCGCCATCGCTGTTCCTGCCGCGATGTACCTCGCCATAACTGGCGTCTACAGCAATGCCACAAAGCAGGCCAAAAGCGCTACAGAAAATGTAGCAAACCAGCCAGGCGGAAATGCTCCGGGTTCGCTAGGTCAGAACGGGCGGCAGGTCGCCCAGGTGATGACCGCTGCAGAGTACGTCGACGCCCGCACCGCTCGCCTCAAAGACTTCCCGCACACAGCGCCAGCGTATGACGACGTGACCAAACCTACAGAGGCTCCATACCCTGCGGCCTGCGTCCAGATGGGCAAAACCTGCAAGTGCTACACCCAGCAGGCGACGCTACTGCAGGTGTCCGGGGCTGTCTGCGTCCAGATCGTGCAACAGGGCTTCTTCATGGACTGGAAAACGGCCCAGCGTGGCGAATTCAGTCCAAGGGATAGGGGCGACTATCGCCAGCAGCGCGAACCCCTTCAGCAGGTCCAGCAAGTGGCGCAGGTGGACCCTGTTCGTACCGTTCCTGTCCCGATGCCTGCCGCTCGTCCTGAGCCTCCGCAGAGTCAATACCTGCAGGGCCTCGCTGCTCGCAATGCCCAGGTCCGATCAAGCTTTCAGTGATTCAGCCGCGCCTCGATTGCTCGCGGGCGTCGGCTTCTTCCTCAAGCATTAGCACCCAGCGGTAACCCTCTGGTGCTTCCGGGCGGCTGAATGGCGATGGCCCGCCGTTCTTTTCCTCTTTGTCGGCAAAGAACAGCAGATAGGCTGCCTGAATCAGTCCCATGGCAGATAGCGCCAGCAGTGCGTAATAGGTGAAATATGGAAGCTGTTTCATGCCCCCGGAAGTTAGCACATGCATTTCACTGAAAGACAACGGGGACCCGGCCCGTAGACCTTGTGTCGTAGGGTTGGGGCGGGGGTATGGGGCCGCAGGGCACCATGTACGACCGTCGTGCAACCCGTACCCCATAAAAAAAGCCCGCGATCTGCGGGCCTTCCTTTACTCCGTGTTCACCTCAGCAAGTAGCCGCCGAGGATGCGCCACAGGGATGCAAGCGCAGCGCAGCCCGGAGGCGCACCACAGCGCGGCGTATCAGCCAATAGATACGATGTATA